ACCTTTATGCGTACACCCGCACCGATTGGAGGCCGCCGCCGTCAAGGCCCATCGATCATAAAAAGGAAGCCGGGGCCGACACTGAGCGCCTGATCAACAACACAAAAACTTATTCAGAAATTTACGGAACCAGGGGCCAAGACTGGAGGAAGTCGCTTGAGCAAACAGCAATCGAAAAAGCCTACATCAAAGAGCTTGAAGAAAAATACGACGTTTCTTTCCAGGCCGAACCGCAAAACGAGCAACCCGAACCAGAGGACACAGAGGATGAATGAAATTGATTTAAAAGATGCCAAATGTACCGGACTGAGCCTTCAGGCCCCGGTCCTTTTCACGCCGTTGGCCGGAGAAAGCGAAAATAAAAACGGTTTTAGAATTGAAGCCTACACCGGGGAAGTCGTGGAACGATGGTGGGGGATGTTGGGGATTGAGGTTTCCGGTATCAAAGCCAAGAAGAAAATCCCTGTTTTGTTGAATCACGACACCAGCCGGATCGTAGGATATTCCACAAACACCTTCACAGATGGCAGCTTTTTCGTAATTGGCAAGTTCTCCGAAGTCACTGAACCGGCAAAAGAGGCAAAGGCCCTGGCTGGAGAGGGTTTCCCCTGGCAGGCGTCAATCGGCGTCAAGCCTCTTAAAATCATGGCCCTGGAATCCGGCGGAGAAATGCTGGTCAACGGGAAAAATCTGAAAGGCCCGGCAGAGGTATGGCTTGAATCAGAAGTTATTGAAACGTCTTTCGTACCCCTGGGAGCCGACAGTAAAACATCAATATCAACATTCGCAAAATTCACCGAACAAGCGCCACAGGGCGCAGAACATAAAACCCATAAAAAGGAAATAGTTATGGAATTGACAATCGAAGTAATGGCAAAGGATGCGCCCGACCTCCTGGCCCAGATTCAGACCGACGCTAAAAAGGCCGGTTATGACGAAGGGCTGGCCGCAGGGTCACAGGGCGAGCGGGACCGGGTAACGGCTATTTTAGCCGAAGAAGCCGACGAGGCAACAAAGCTTAAAGCAGTGCAAGACGGCCTATCCGTTGACGGATCCTACAAGCTTTTTTTCCAGGCAGAAAAAAAGAAGAAAAGCGAAGGTCTTGAAAAATTGGCTGACACAACCCCGGAAAGCGCAGGCCACCAGGCCAAAGAAACCGAACACGACGACAAGGAAACTTTTTTCTCCGCCGTGGACGCATACCAGAAAGAAAACAAATGCAGCCGCACAGATGCGCTAAAGGCAATCGCAAAAGATCGCCCGGCCCTCCACGCTGCTTTTCTGACAGGAGGAAAATAACATGACACAATCCGTTTCTAATATCGGCGCAAGAACTTTCACCGCCGGGGAAGCCCTGCTTGCAAATCGCCGGGTAGGCATCAAATCCGGGACCACAACCACCCCGCCTGAAGTCGAATATGTTGACGCTGGGGTGGCCTATATTGGTCTCACAATGTCAAACGAAGCCTCTGGTGATCCGATTGCCGTTGAGTGCCGGACTTATCTTGTCGTTGCGAAAGAAGCTTTCGCTCTGGGTGCAACCCTGTATGGTGGAGATGATGGCAAGGTCCAGGATACTTCATCCGGGACAGCTCAGTTTATCGCCCTCGAAGCCGCTACTGCTGAAAACGACGTGGTAGAAGCCGTAATGCTTCAGACCGCATCTACCACAGCCGCAACGGTATCCATTGCCGATGCAGGAAGTTTTACGACAACCACAACCGCAGAGGCCGCACTTGCAGAAATTTACCAGCATATCAAATCCGCCAAAGCAGTTATCCCGATTCCCATGCCTGTAATTACGGACGCAGGGGCGGCTCTGGATGCTTTTTCAAATGGCGATAGCACAGTCCCTGGTTTTTGCGTAACAGCCAAGGGCCTCGGTATCCGTTGGAATAATCACGCTACCCCCGCAGCCGTTGGAACAAAGGTCATTGTGCCGCCCGATGCTGATGTAACAGCAAACATGGTCCTGCACATCTTGGCCGCCAAAACCGGGGCCACTGTTGGCGATGCAACAAAGTTTACGGTAGCGGCTTATAACAATGATGTTGGAGCCGCTTACGACGCCGATTCCGATTTCGGCGGTGATTCAAGCGCAATGGTCGGAGATGCGACAGCCAAAAACGTCCAGGAAGTCACGTTGACGTTGGCACTTGCCAACCTGGCCGATGCTCCGAACGCCATGGAACTGACAATCAAACCCAAAGCCGGAACGCTCGGAACAGATGACGTGATCATGCTGGCATCATGGATCGAATACAAACGCAAAGCCTTGACGGCATAAGGAGTCAAATAAATGAGACCTACAAGCAGCACAACCATAAGCCGCCCTGATCTTGGGCAGGCAGTTTTTGAAACCATGCAGGCCGCCCCAACCATGGGATATATCGGATTGGAGCTGATGCCGATTTTTAAAGTGTCAGCTCAGTCCGCAACCTTCCCGGTTATGCCGAAAGAAGCACTTTTTAACCTTCTGGACACCAAAAGAGGGCCGCTCGGGCATTACAACCGATCAACCGATGAGTTCGAAGAGGGTTTTTACAAGACTTCTGAAAATGGCTTGGAAAGGCGCATTGACGAACGATATGCCAAGATTTATGGCACAAAGTTTGCCTACGAATTGACCATTGCCAACATCCTCATGAATGATATTTTGAGAGCGCAAGAGGCCAGAATTGCCACAAAGCTTTTTAATGAGACCAACTTTAAAACGGCAGTTGCCGCAACTACCTCCTGGGCAACGGTAGCCACAGCAGACACAAGGGCCGACGTTTTAACCGGGAAAGAAGTTCTCCGTGCGTTAGGAGTGATCCCGAATACCCTGGCGATGAGCTATGTGACATTCCAGTATTTGACCCAGAATGCAAAAATTCAGGAAAAAGTTTATCAGCTCTTCCCGGACGCAGCCAAGACAGGCGATATCCAGATCAAGCACCTTCAGGTTTATTTTGACATTGAAAAAATTCTGGTCGGCGGTGCCCTTGCGAACTCTGCAAAACGCGGACAGAATGCAACCCTTGCAGATATTTGGTCCGGAACATATGCCCTGCTTTGCAAAACATCATCCGGGGATATCACAGAGCCGTCAGTTGGCCGGACCTTTTTGTGGAACGAAGGGGCCAGCGAGGACGTGATTGCAGAACAGTATTACAACGATGAAGTCAGAAGCGATATCCTCCGGGTACGCCATGACTCAGCCGAAGTTCTGCTTGCGTCATATAATTCCGATAATGTGGCCTTGAGCGAAATTTCAAAAGCTTGCGGCTATCTCATTGATGTGACCGGCAATTAACGATGGGATTTCAGGATAACATACCGGGCATCCATGTCCGGGCTCATAACCAGATCGGGTTGTCCGGTGTGTATTATCCTGTTATCGATGATCCTATTATTTTTGAAGCGGCATATTGCAAAGTAATAATTAACCATGATGTAGAGCTTGGGCCATCCGGTTTTGATGCTGAAATTGTTGAGATGGGAACCACTCTTGAGGCCCTCTATTCCGTTGTTGGATCGCCAAAACAAGGCAGTTATTTCGTGGTTGGAGAGCACACATACACGGTCAAGCGCACAGAAAGCAATGACCGTGTTTTTGTTGTGGTGGTGGTAAATGAGAGTTGATATTTCTCAGGCTGATATTAACAAGGTGAAAGAGATGCTTTCAGAGATCAAAGGCGGAGCTGATCTTGCCTTGTCCAGATCGATCAACAAAGGCGTTTCAACCGGCAAAACACAGGCAACGAAAAGCATAGGTGGATATTTAAACCTGACAGCCACCAGGATCAAAAAGGATTTTACGGATTCCTATAATTCAACCCGGAAAAACCTGACCGCCGGAATTGTTGCAAAAGGTCAACCGGTTGGGCTTATTAATTTTGGAGCAACGGCCAGGAAGGGCGGATATTCGGTCAAGGTTTTGAAGTCCGGCGCTCGAAAGTTCTTGAAACATTCCTTCAAGGCAAAGTTTAAAAAAACGAGTGTAAACGGAACATGGGAAACCGAGCATCTTGTTTGGCGGTTAAATTTCGGAGGGAGCAGAAAGCCGGAAGTAACCGCCGTTGGATATTTTGCCTCTCTTCCCCGGAAGCATTTTAAAAAAGCTCCGCTTGACCGGTTGGAAGGGCCGAGAATCGAGGATATTTTTGCCCGGCAGGATATTTTTGATCCTATTTTAAAACTAACAAATGATCGAGTGATTGAATCGATTGACGTTGAGATTGAAACAATTCTTAGGCGGTACCGTGGCTGATTCAATCAGGGAAAGAATTATTCAGGATGCCGTCACACGGGCCGGGCTGATTAAAAAGTCCGGTGGGTATAAAACCAACATAGGATTCAATGCCGTCCGGGCTGTAAAAACTCATGACGAAGATACCGCCGGTCTTGTAGTGGTAATACCCCGGCATGAAACATCTGAAAAAACCAGATTCGGGAAAATGTCCCATGTTATGCCCATTGAAGTCCTTGGCTCGATCTTATTTGATCCGACAGTCACAACCATATCAAAACAATCAGAAGACATCTATGCGGATCTTGTCAAGGCATTCACCAACCCAGCCAGCCAATTTTCAACCCTGATCGATGAGATCACTCACACCGGCGGTGGGGGCCTTGAGATTCCGAACAATGAAGAACTTTACGCCGGAGCAATAGCAAAGTTTGAAGTCAAATACAAAACGGTTTTAGGGAACCCTGAAACACAATAACAAGGAGTAAAAATTATGTCAGATAATGCGATTATCTACAAAGAGGCGGCCCAAACCGCCGTTGCCATGGTCGCCTTGACCGATTCAGGGGACCATAAAAAATTTGAATCCGCCGATGAGTTATGGTCCGGTAAATCCGGGTTCGCTCCCGATGTAAAACCGAATGGCGTAGCCACCGGCGGGAACATCACTCCAGGGATTGCAGACAATGTTTCCGTTAGCGCCGCCACGGTTTACCTTGCCGGAGTTTTAACGGCAGTCGGAGCAAACACGGCCCTTGCCGTTGCCAGGCCGGATGCAGGGCATATCCTTTTAAGCTTTGCTTCTGACGGATACACGCCGGCAGTAGTAGGGGATATCGGCAAAACAGTGGTGGGCGGGACTACTACCGATTCCGGCACTCTGGTTGCTTTTAACAATACCACCCGGCAGTGGATCGTTGACCAGGTTGATTCCGGGGACACCTTTGATGACAATGAT